ACAATGGATTTTGTCTGACACCATATGCTTCAATCGCTGGTAATACGTTGGTCCAATAAAGATATCCGTATGGATTTGCTCTCCTGTTCGCCCATTATACAAAATCTCATTGCCGTATTTTTCCATTCCAGACATTTCCAAAACCTTCGTGATCCCTTCCACCGAACAATCCGTATAGGGCGTTGAATCACCAAACGCCCCAATATGACAACACGCCTTCCCCATAATGGATTCCATCAATTGCGCAATCGTCATACGCGAAGGGATAGCATGCGGGTTCATAATAATATCCGGAACAATCCCATCTTTTGTAAAAGGCATGTCCTGGTGTCTGTAAATCATACCAATCGTCCCTTTCTGCGCACTGCAACTCGCGCATTTATCGCCAATCTCCGGTTTCCTATTCTTACGAATTCGAACCTTACAGAATTTATAACCTTCACTATTGATACCATTATAATTCATATCAATATATCCATCGTCATTTGCTTTCATCGTAAGACTACTATCCTGATACGTGATCACTCCGTTCGCCTTCTTAGGCATCACCTTACCGACAATTACATCATTGCCATTCACATAGGTATTCTTAGACACGAAACCATCGTCATTCAGTTTCTCGTAGGAATACGGCTTTTGCGAAGATATATTAATCGGATTCGTGAATAATTCCTCTTCGCCTGTGCTATGATTCTTATTACAGACATCCCGCATCGCCTTATAGTAGGTGCTTGTAAATAACCCTCGGTCAAGAGCAGACTGATTCACCATAATACTATCTTCCTGGTTAAATCCAGTGTGCGTCATAATCGCAACAATCGCATTTACACCAGAAGGCAATTTGTGCGCCATCGTATATTTTGACAACTTGGTATAGACCAATGATTTTTGAGGATAATTTAAGATATTCCCCATCGTATCAATCCGTTTATTGAAATTACTCATATACACACCGAGTGCCTGCTTGCCCATCGCACATTGATAACAGTTTCTAGGCGACTGATTGTGATCGCTAAACGGGATATTAACTCCGAGAATACCATTCATCAAACTAGGGTGAATTTCACAATGTGTGTAAAACGGCGGCAGAGCAGTTCCTTTGATACCTTCCTCTAAATCTACAGGAAACGTAGCAATCATCGCTGAATTGATTTCATCACAATCCATATATTCTAAGAATCCTTCTTCGTCTAGATACTTTTCCGGATCATCTGGATTCTTCGCTACTTCATTCGGGACGATAAAGTAATCAAAATGCTTGTCTGCGATATATTCTTTCCAACTGATATTCTTCCTGCGCAATACACGCGCAATCCGCAATTCGCGCTTATTTGTTACAGGATCGATATCAACAATATAGAGCGGTCTATACATTCGCCCCGCTTCTGTACTGATAATGATACACGACTTCTGGATATTCCAGACAATCGAAGTCATCGGGTAGATAACCCCACTACGCTTATAATGCTTCAATGTCAAATACAATTTGTCGGGATTCGTATAATACCCTATAATATCACCATTCACCATAACATATACATTGTCTTCGCTACCCATTTGCTTCAAATATTCAATCGGTGATTTCTCGGGATTCGCCATCGTATACGAGTCGTCATACACAACCACCCCTAGAGTTACCAAGATACGCCGAATATGTGTGCTATTCATCGCAATCGATATATTGGTGCTAAGCGCCATATTTTTAACAAGACCGACTGAACTACCTTCTGGCGTTTCAGCAGGACATATCATACCAATCTGTGAATTGTCTAACTTACGCGGTTGAACAAGTTTCCCGTTCTTTTCCATCGCGGTATTAATACGCCTCATGTGCGATAGCGTACTCGCATAGGACATACGATTCAAAACTTGCGAGACACCTTGCTTTATATTTTGAAATGTACCGATGCTTTTGATACCCCAGTTTCCAGTAGAGAGCGAATATCGAATCCACGAATCCAGAAGCGATTGCTTGAAAAATCGGTGAATACTAATGTCGGAAATAATATCTGAAATCGGAATGTTCGCATTTCCACGCCACAAGTTAAGTTCCTTCTCAATCGCGATTTTGAGTTCCTTCGTCATCTTCCCGTAGCACTGGCGAAACAAGTTGCTCATCAAGACACCAGGTGTATCAACGCGTTTGTTAATATAGGAATCACGGTTGTCATAGGTATCATATCCAAGATAGATGCGAATCATCTTACGGATGATATAACCCACGTATAACGCTTTGCGACGATAAGATTTGCCGACGTGTGGCAGAAAGTCATTCAGAAGGTTATTATGTAGTTGCGCCTTGTTCGTTTCGTGGTCGTTGTTCTTATTCACTCCAATCATAATTTTAATCAGCGTATTCTCGGCGTGTTCCTGTGTATTGATATCACAGGCATCTTCGCAACACGCCATAAGTTCATTGATGATACGCTGATTTTTCTCACTATCCGTATCATATACAATATGATTGATAATCTCACGATCGCTAAGAACGCCAAGTGCCCTGAAAATCACAAAGATCGGCACCTCGCTACGAATAAAAGATGTATTGATACGAATAATGCGCCCCATATGATTCAACTTACCACTCATATTCAGACAGGTAGTCTTCGGAGGCAGATAGGTTGAATCACACATGGAGCGAATTTCAGCATACAAACCTTCCGCGTTATTATTCGGGTGGAACACGAGCACCTTGTTTTCGTTAATGCGGTCTTGTGAAATCAACACCTTTTCGTTGCCATTCACAATAAAGTAGCCACCGAAATCATATATACATTCGTTCTTGTTCTCTTCGCAGATTCCTTGCATCTGACTGAGAACACAGAGTTTGGAGCGAACCATTATTGGAATCTTGCCAATATAGACACCATTGACGGTCTTGTCAAACTTCTCAGTCATTCCATTCTTATTCGTAATCTCCGTGGATATATGGACATTTACGTAGATACCGCTTGAATACGTCATATTGTTCATACGAGCAATATACGGCGTCATAATATTCTGGGTGCCATCTTGAAGTTGATAATTAGGTTTTACAATACTCGGGTTAAGGATGTTGATAGAGATGTTATAGGAGTTGTCAGGTAAGTCTGCTTTTTGATTTGTTATCTTGACCTTGATAGGATTGAAACCGCCGATAATCTGCCCTAACGTATTATCAATGAACTTGTTATAACTATCTATCTGGTGCTTTACAAGCGGGTTTGATGACTCAGGAGAACCGCCCTTCTGGTAGTAGATGTCCAGAATGTCCCAGCAAAGATTAGAAAACATTGTTGTATTGTAAGTAATACATAATTCTTAAATATCATTTTTTATTTTTTGACTATAAAAAAATGATATTTAATAGTATATAAATAAATATCACTATCCTATCAGTATCCTATCAGTATCAAATATGTCCTCTACAAAAATGCCCAAAATTATCGCGATTTGTGGAGCAAAGCGAAGCGGGAAAGATGTATTGGCAGAACATTTGGTTAAAAATTATACATACGAAAGGGTCGCGTTTGCCGATTCTCTGAAACAGGCTGTAAAAGCATTGTTTAACTTTGACGACGAACAAGTGCGAACAGATAAAAAAGATGTGGTTGATGAAACGTGGGGAATTACGCCGAGATCCGCTCTTCAGTTCTTCGGTACAGAAGTCATGCAAGAAAAAATACAGGAGTTATTGCCCGATATAAAGAGAAACTTTTTTGCGAATAACTTGAAGAATTATATTACAAACGCAAATGCAGATACAAAGTTCGTGATCAGCGACTTACGATTTCTTCACGAATACGAGATGTTATTAAAAATTCCAAACATACGAAAGGCAGATGTCATTATTATCCGTGTAGTGCGCCCTAGTAATCTTGACGCGTCATCATCCGTTACCAATGATACGCATATATCCGAGATAGAATATATGAAGATTCCGTATGATGTTGTACTTGTGAATGACGGCACTATCGCAAATTATATTGAAAAGTTTGATAAAATTATGGCAATATAAAAATGAATTGTCTAGGATGAAGAGCGACTTCTTACATTCGTTCTGTGAAAACTAAATGATTTTTCTTGAGACGCAATAAAATTACTTAATTCTGCGCTCGTATTCAAGACCCTATTATTTATTTTCAACAATTGATAATGCGTATTATCGGTTATAATAACGCCGTAATTATATTTTTTGGCACTGTGAAATAGTCGCGATGATCCCGACGCTTTCATTACATTTTCTAATTTTTCACGGATACGCATCCTAACCTTGTCAAGCATCTCGTGTCGCACATCCGTACTCATTGTCGTATGATTTAATATGATTGGCAATACGACAATGTTGTAATTCTTCTCAACGTAATCAATTGCCAAGGACATCTCAGATTCCGATGGCATCCTCCCTGATACTTTTAAATGTGTCTTTAATAACTTCACGACGTCCGCTTTTTTCTCTAAATCAATCTTCTTAATATTCGCCTTCTTTAACGATTTTATCTCCCCAACATTCACAGATAGCAACTGCGCGATTTCTTCCGTCGCTATACGATCACTCAAATACAATTTTACGAGTTCTAAATAGGTATTGAACTTTTTAATCGTCTTTTTAATCGTCGCCTCCTGTAAAAAACTATCACAAAGGAATTTCCTTAAATAGGAACCGCTCTTCCATTTGTCATCTTTTTCCTTTACAAGAAGATAAACAGAGTTAAAGAAGCAATTGTTATCTCTGCCAGATACATTCAATAATTCAAGTGTATCCCTTGCTTTCACAGGTGAAGCTGACTTCGTATCATTCATAATCTCACGTATTTTCAACCAATCGACAGAACCTTTGCGAGGCGTGCACCATTTATCCTTGCCCTCGTTATATTTTTTCAACGCATCCATATATTTCATATTGATTCTATAATAGAAAAAGAGATTATATAAAAAAAATAAGGTAATAAAATGTATTATATTTTAGGTTTCCTATGATATTGCGTAATACATTTCTTAACAGACGTTTTAATATCTGGAATATCCGGATACAACGCATAGAGTTTATCGGTTGATAGTTGCGTATTGGAACGCTTTGATAAAAGGATCGCATTTTGCTCTTCTACACTGAAATTTTCCCACGTAAAACCCTTATCAATATGCTCTTTATACATTTCTAAAATCTCATTGTGTGTTATCAAACCCTTATTTACCATGTTGAACGTCCCCGTCGTTTTATTCAAAATCATATCCATTATGACTGGATACATATCCTCCAATACTGTCATAGAGTTCGGCATCGAGCAAATCTTACTATATTTAAAAATTTTACTTAAAAAATTCCTGTCGTGTTGGAAATTCACAATCGGCATCCTGATACGCAAGTTCAGCGTATTTTTGGAATACATATGCTGGAGTCTGTCCGTAAAACCCTTGACAATAGAATACGAAGAACCGAAGAAATCCGGTCTCTCATCGTCGCCGATGCACGACTTCGTAGGGTCATCACTGCTAAAAATACAACCCGTCCCTAAGTAAGTGTAGTGGATGTCATAGCGCTCACACAATATCGAGAGAACAAGAGGCGAATATAAATTGTCCCGGATGTTATCTTTGAGTTTTCCTGGTAGTTCCAGGTAATCAATGGTATTGTGTTCGCCCCCGTGCGTTCGTCCAATAAAAGAGATGATGTGTGTAGGTGAATACAACTTGATTTCTTCTTCCACCGCCTTCTCATCGTCCGCGCGTATATCGGTGCTAATGTAGGTTATACCGTGTTGATTCAGGTATTCGCCAAACTGCTTTCCGATCCACCCCCTGCTACCAAAGAAAAGGATTTTCATCATTTAATATTTATTTATATTAAGTAGATATCCTTTTATATATTCTTTTGTTTTGAATGAAAATCTTGATCATCAATATGTATAAAAAACAATCCGTATTTAAAAATAGAAAAATAGGAGAGATGTTTATTGATGGCTTAGGAGGACACAAAGCGATATTTCGAAAATGGGATGATGTTAAAGGTATTCGGGATGTCTTGAAGCGGATTGACGGGATTATTCTATCAGGCTCTGATTATTTTGTGGATGGTAAAGAACATTCAATCATAGATGAGAGTATTTTAAGTGCCGACATACCAATCCTCGGGGTATGCTATGGGTTTCAATCGTTAATTAATACACTCGGGAAACCGTCATATATTAAAATAAACAAAAGCGGATATATGAGTTATACACGCAGTTTTAGCATAACCAAACCCTTTACTGTTCCGAAAAGGAATTTTCTTTTTCATCATCGAAATTATATTGTGAAAGTTCCAAAAGGTTTCAAGGTTATTAAGAAGATAGGGAATAAAATAATAATTGCCTATAACTCTAAAAAGAACATATTAGGCGTTCAGTTTTATTTATATAAGTATAAAAAGACGGTGCGATTGTTCTTAGATGCGTGGATAGCGATGTGTGTAATACCGAAGGCAACGAAGTCCGTGGTGCGTATCATTTAATGTTTATTTATTTATATTAAGTAGATTGTTTTGAATGAAAATCTTGATTATCAATATGTATAAAAAACAATCCGTATTTAAGCATTTCAAAATTAAAGAAAAGTTTCTTGAAGGGTTGCGCAATGAAGGAAAAGGAACTAAAGCAATCTTTAGAAAATGGGACGATACGGAGGGCATACGGGATGTCTTGAAACGCAAGAAGATAGACGGGATTATTCTATCTGGTTCTGATTATTTCGTGGATTGTAAGATACACTCCAGTATTGACGAAAGTATTTTACTCGCGAACATACCGATCCTCGCGATATGCTATGGGTTCCAATCGTTAATTCATACGCTCGGGAAACCCGCATATATTAAAAGGAATAAACATGGGTATATGAACTATGTGTGCAGTTTACGCATTCCCGAACCCTTTGCGATTCCAAAACACAAATACTATTTTTATCACACAAACTATATCGTTAAAGTTCCTAACGATTTCCAGATTCTTACAAAAATAAAAAAGAAAATAATAGTTGCGTATAACTCTAAAAAAAACATATTAGGTCTTCAGTTTCATCCAGAAAGATATAAAAAAACATTGCGAATCATTTTACATACGTGGATCACCAAGTGCGTTACTGCGTAGAATTAATCCTTTAAATACTATTTACAATTATATAAACAATTGATAGTCAAGTAAATATATACTATGACAACATTAAATCTCAATAATATAAACGACGATTTGATTGAAATTAACAGGAATACCTTTAATAATAAGGCGATGAATTACAATATACCGAGCAAACAGCAAAGAGCGAGTCAAAATAATTTTATGAATGACGACATTTTATTTAACAAAAACAAAATTAGTAGCGACGTGATCTCTATGTCATCGCGTTCTTCTTCGCGCGCAAGTTCCGTGAATGGCGACTATGACAAAGGCGCCTATATGAAAAATATGAAGAATATATATAAAAATAAGAAGATATCAAAATATGACGAGGATAGCGACAAAAGTAGCGTAGTTAGCAGTTCTAGCGATAAGAAACCCGCGCGCTTCGCAAACGCCAACCGTAGCGAAACAGCTAGTAGTGGTGGCAACAAATTTAAAAAACAATCAAAATACGAAGAAGAAGAGGATGACGAAGAAGACGATGATGAGGAAGAGGATGATGAAGAGGGTGACGATGATGACGATGGTGAAGATGACGAAGATGGCGAAGAAGGCGAAGATGATGAAGAAGGTAGCGGTAGTCGTAGAGTCCCTACGCGACATTTATCGGCAAAGGAGATTATGATGAATGAATTGAATGAGAAACGAGAAATCATCTATCAACTGGATCGTATGGAATCTAAGGGTTTTAAGATACCTTTTAAATTCAATATGAACTCGGATTTGGAAGAAATGCGGACTGAATATAACCGTTTGATACGCGAGAAGGAACTGGACGGTAGCGTGCGATTCCAGCAAAAGATGTTGATGGCGTTCATTTCAGGAACGGAGTATATGAATACACGGTATGATCCATTCTCCATAAAATTAGACGGATGGTCAGAACAGGTGAACGAGAATATCAATGATTACGACGATATATTTGAAGAACTCCACTATAAATACAAGGCAACCGGTAAAAAGATGGCACCTGAACTACGGTTGTTTATCGCACTGTCTGGAAGCGCATTTATGTTCCATCTGACAAGCAGGATGTTCAAAGAACAACCGATGCCAAACGTAGAAAATGTCCTGAAATCCGATCCTGAACTAATGAAACAATTTCAGCAAGCCGCCGCAAAGCAATATATGATGGGCAATACCGGAAATGGCAATGGAAACTACAATCCTGTACAAGCTGCACATGCAGCTCAAAACATTCCCTTAAGTAGTGGCGCAAGTGGAATGAGCAGTATGGCGGGTATGGCAAATATGGCGGGTATGGCGAACAATATGAGTGGTGGCGATAGCGGAGGTTTGTTTGGTATGGTGAGCAGTCTTTTTAGTTCATTAAATGCCCCTTCGGGATCTTCCAGTATGCCTATGATGTCGCAAGTTTCACAACAACAACATCAGTCTATTCGTCAATCGCCTAATATCACTGAACTACGGAATCACAAACCATCCGCTGACATTGAGAATATTATAAACAACGTACATAATAATATTTCTATAGATAATAATGATAATAACATAGAGACACTTTCTGTCAGTGACGAAGAAATCACCTCTATCATTGAGGATACCGCAGACATCAAGATATTAAGAGGCGCAGGAAGACCACGCAAAAACACAAGGACTTTAAATATATAAAGTATTAGTAGAGATAATCGTAGATAATCGTAGATAATCGTAGATAATCGTAGATAATCGTAGATAATCGTAGATAATCGTAGATAATCGTAGATAATCGTAGATAATCGTAGATAATCGTAATCGCATATGTTCGCGTATATTAGCAAAATAAACAATACTGATATTATTGACTACACACACAATATAATACGCCTCTATTATAACGTAGATGACAATACTGATGATGACGAATACCTGTTTAATACACAGACAATCGCAAAGTGGGGAAATCCAGCAAAGGATTCGCCAGATGATGATATCGTGATTCGCGAAGATATACCTTTGAATTACCTTTTTATATCATCCATATAATAAACTTTTTTATATGGATTAAGACACGTTTTTATGTATAATTTTTATCAAATTAAGTATTTTAATTTGATTAAGTTGATGATTATAATTATTTGATATTTTTTTCAAATCTGTATTACTTGACATAATACTTTTGTATATTTATAATTTAAATAAGAAAATCAATTTTTATTGTATCATCGAATATTTCTACGACGACACCTTTTATTTTCATAAAAATAAAAACTGATATAAGAATATAAAAAACACTTACAAACAATGTTGGATTCATCGCTGTCATTGGAAGAACTTGTTATACGCCTTCAATTTGAGAATAATATGCGGAAACTATTCGGTTAGCACTTAGCTTTTATTTATATTGCGTTATATTATAATTGAAACTAAGCATAATATGGATATTCTACAAGGATTAATAGTAACTGGAAATACGGGTAAACAGAGATGGCGTATTGTGAATAATAACGGAACTTTCAGTGTTGTAAATAATAACTCAAGCAATATATTTACAGTATTAAATAACGGTAGCATAGGTATCAGTGGTAGTAATATTACAAATACTATCGTAACAAATTATGGCAGCACGTCTTCTAGCGATAGCTTGTGGACGGTAGGAACAAGCAATATCTATAATCTTTCATACAATGTTGGTATCGGTACGAATAATCCAGCTGTTAAACTGCATGTAATCGGCGATTTTGCGTGTTCCGGTGATGTGTCCGCATATTACTCTGACGAACGATTAAAAACCAAGACAGGGGATATTCAGGAACCACTAGAAATCATTGACAAATTAAATGGTTTTTATTATATACCAAACGAACTTGCGCATTTGAATGGGATCACGCACAACACGCAAGAAATCGGTTTAAGCGCTCAAGATGTCCAAAGCGTCCTTCCTGAGATCGTTAAACTTGCGCCATTTGACTTGACAAGAGATGCGGATGATCACAAGATCTCCAAATCTGGTGAAAATTACCTTACGATATCCTACGAACGATTAGCACCGGTTTTTGTAGAAGCAATCAAGGAATTAAAACGAGAAAACCACATATTAAATGATAAATATAATACTCTTTTACAAAAAATATAAAAACTTTAATCATAATATTATATAGTATAATAATATTATATAGTATAATAATATGGATATTATACAAGGATTAATAGAAACAGGTAATGCTGGAAAGTCTGGTTGGCGGATCGTGAATAATGGTGGAGCAATCGGTGTTTTAAATAATAGGACTAACAACGTGTTTTTTTCTATTTTAAATGATGGTGGTATTGGGACAAGCTCAAATGTTCCATCTACTTTAATAAACTCCTACAGCGGTATCAATGTGTCAAATTATACGGGGACTGGCGTTGTGAGCACTGGAGGAACCGGTGGATCTAGTCAATGGACTACCTCCGGTTCAAAGATATATTATAATAACGGTAATGTCGGTATTGGAACACTTGACCCGATAGCACCATTACATATCTATAATACTGTGAATACTCGGTTATTGCTAGATGCTACCACAACAGGAACAGCAACTGTTGAATTTCGACGTGGGACTGGTGGAGATGCACAGAATGACTATCGTTTCATTAATGATTCTAATAGCAGCAATGGCAGTCTTAAACTACAATGCGCTAATTCCGTGCAGATTTTTGGGAATACCGATGCGGATCTTGTGTGGTTTTCTTCTAACGAAACTATAATTCACAAGAATACCACAATGAATGGTAGGGTTGGTATCGGGACTGTATATCACGCTTCACGTTATCTGGATGTTGTAGGCGATGCCAACGTATCTGGGGTATTGTCGGTGACGGGTTCTTTGAGCGTCACTAGTAATGCCACGCTTACGAATAGTATTACCAGCAATACGTCTTTTACAATTCATAATGGTTTATCACCTCAACTACCGAATGAGATTTCGGTGGTGCCTCTAGCGAGTGAAATCGTGGTAGCAGGGACTACTTCGGGAATTATAGGCGGTGATCGGGTCATAATGTTTCCTTATTCAGGAACAGCTGCAACCAAAGATTATTCTTTCACAACTACCGAGAATCTTATTTGTGATATCCTGGTTGTTGGAGGTGGTGGTGGAGGAGGGAAACGACACGGAGGAGGCGGTGGTGCTGGAACCTTATTATATCATAAGAATATTACTTTAAATGGAACATATAATATAAAGGTTGGAAAAGGAGGTGCAGGACAACCATCAAATCCAACTCCTACCAGCAGTTTGGTAGGAGCACCCGAAGATGGAGGGTTTAGTCAATTCATAAAAAGCGATGGTACGCAAAATTATTATGCTGTAGGTGGTGGAAGAGGTACAGGAGGACCAGGATCACCAAATCCACCACCATATATTTATGCGAATACTAATGGCGGACAGGGTTTTATTTATGATGCTAATATAACATTATCACCTAATAATATATTTAATGGTGCACCCGTATCTGTTTCAAATAAACAATATGTTAATACGTTAGCAAGTCCTGAAGGTTGTCGTGGTAATATAGGAGGAAGACAGATTACAGATTGGAAAGGAGGAGGCGGAGGAGGTGCAGGAAGTGTTGGTATGGATCACG